CTTACATCCGTTCTAAATTCAATCTATATTAATAGCATACCCTTTGAAAGGGGTCGCCAGCGGATCACCTTATCCCCTTGTGGCCCCGTAACTCGTATGTCGCGGACGAAATTCGGCTTACATGCCGTGTGGGGCCCCCACCCCCTATATCCGCCCTGGGGCCGTATCCCTGATCCCCAACCCCCTAGCGGCCCCTCCTGTTTTTGGATTAGAAGCCAGCCCCGGCTCGTTAGGCTGGTATGCGCAACCGAATTCGGGATAGTGCGCTCTTTATCGACATGAGGAGACTCGAACGACCAGGAGTACAACGGACAGAATCCGAGTCGAAGTATCCTCCGTCCGCTACTGGTGCAGCAGTGGTGTCTTCAATGGGATGGTCGTCTGCAACGGCCTCCCAACCTTTCCTTTGTAACCCCTTTTGGAAAAGCGCGAGCCGGAGCGCGTTGACATAAAAAGCCGGTAGCAAGAACCCCCTGGCCTGATCAGTCAGGGGGCAGGTAACAAACCATCGCGATCCCCGTGTGGGTCGCCCAGCGGCACGGCGCTGATTTTTAGCGTTGTGTCGTTTTTGTTGTTTGGAGGTGTCATGCAGGGCTTAACGGTAGGGCGGATTGTGCATTATGTGCTCTCGGAATCCGAAGCAGATGTGATCAATCGTTTTCGCAATATCAGTGGAAACGGTCCTGACAATCTCGGTGTTGGTGCGCAGGTACACCAGGGTAATCGTGTTAGTGCTGGTGAACACGTGGCGATGATTGTCGTCGCTGTGTGGGATCACCAACCTGAAGGCGGTAACGGCTGCTGCAACGGACAGGTTTTGTTGGATGGTAATGACTCGGTGTGGGTGACGAGCTGCACCTACGGCGAGGATAACCGTCCTGGATCATGGCACTGGATCGAGCCAGCGTAGGCAAGCATGACCGAAAAAAAGCGGACGAAAGCTGGATTAAGCAGCAAGCAGCAGGCCTTTATCGAGTATTACATCGGTGAAGCGCGCTTTAATGGCGCGGATGCTGCGCGAAAAGCTGGCTATCCGGAGCGATCCGCGCGGCAGCAAGCCTCCCGACTGTTGACAAATGATGACATCCAGGCGGCGATCAAGCAGCGCATTAGCGAGATTGCGATGTCATCGCATGAAGTCCTCGTCCGACTCTCGGAACATGCGCGCGGCAGTATGGAAGATTTTATCGACGTGAAGACGATGACCGTCGATCTCCAGAAGGCTGCCGATAAAAATCAGCTTCACCTTCTCAAGAAAGTCAAGGTTGTCAGCCGGACTTTAATCCCTCGTGACAAGGACGAAGAGGAAATCACGCGCATTGACACTGTCGAATTCGAGCTTTACGACCAACAGGCCGCACTCGCGCTGCTAGGCAAACACCATAAGTTATTTGTGGAGCGGCATGAGTTAGCGGGTAAGGACGGCAAAGCTATCCCGATTTCCATTCAGCCGTTCTCGGATATGGATGATGACGAGCTTGATCAATTCATCCAAGAAAACGGCGGCTAGGCTCGCCAAGGAAGAAAAAGCGCGACGCCTCGCCCAACGCTCTTTAACAGCTTATAAGAGGCTTGTCTACCGGCGCTACCAACACGCCCTGCATCTAGAAGCCCTGGATCGTCTGCTGGAGCAGGTGACGCTCTACGTCGAGACTGGCGGGAAAGAAGGCATCGGGCGGGCCATCATTGAGATGCCGCCGCGACACGGCAAAACCATGTCCGTGTCGAAGCTCTATCCCACCTGGCACTTAGGGCGTAACCCAGACCACCGGATCATGCTGGTGAGTTATGGCGCATCACTGGCCCGCAAAAACAGCCGCTTCGCCCGCGCGATGATGCGCACAGATCGTTATCAGGCGATCTTTGGCGGTGTGGTCGCCAGCGAAAACGGAGTTTCCTACTGGGATGTCTCCGGGAGCCTGACGCTTGATCCGTCCAGCGCGGCGGCTGAAGCGTGGGATCTGGCTCCGCCGCATGAAGGCGGCATGGATGCGATGGGCATCGACGGCGCGGCCACCGGCAAGGGCGCGCACGTTCTGATCCTGGATGACATCATCAAAAATCGCGCGGATGCCGAAAGCGATCTCGAACGCGATAAAGCCTGGGAAGCCTTCTACGATGACCTGCTGACACGGTTGGAACCGGGCGGTGCGGTTATCGTGATGATGACACGGTGGCATGAAGACGACCTGATCGGGCGGCTGGATAAGTACGACCCAGAAGGATGGGTCCACCTGCGACTGCCAGCGCTGGCGGAAGAAGACGACCCGCTAGGGCGCGCCATCGGTGAGGCGCTGTGGGAAGCACGTTACCCACTGGAAACACTGCTCTCCATCAAACGCAAGCGCAGCCCGTACTCGTGGGCATCGCTGTACCAGCAGCGACCTATACCGCGCGAAGGTGGATTGTTCCAATGGCAGGATATCCACGAACACCGGGTAGACAGTTTCCCGGATCTGGTGCGAGTCCTGGTCGCCGTGGACCCCACCGGCTCTGCGGATGGGGATGAGGTAGGGATGGTCGCTGGTGGCGTGGCTCGTGATGGGCATGTGTATGTCATTGAGGACGCCAGCCGACACGGCTCCCCAGCGCAGTGGGGGCGGGCCGTGGTCACAACCTACCGGAAGCACCAGGCGGATCGCGTGGTCGCTGAAAAGAATTATGGCGGCGACATGGTCGAGTCGGTGATCCGAACGGTAGACAGCACTGTGAGCTATGAAGGAGTTAATGCGACGCGCGGGAAAGAATTACGGGCTGAACCCGTCGCGGCGCTGTACGAACAAGGGTTGGTGCACCATGTCGGCGAATTTGAGCAGCTTGAAGACGAGATGACCACCTGGAAGCCCGGTAAAAAGTCGCCTAATCGGATGGATGCGCTGGTGTGGCTGATTACAGCGCTGGTGCTAGATGAAGAAAAGCCTGCCAAGATGCGGCAGGTCAAGAGGAAGTGGTGAAAGCGTGAGACGACCCACCTTAGCATGGCGCAAGCGGCAACCTGTTCAGGAGATTATCGGACAGGTCCAACGCATATACCGAGTGATCGGCTCCTGGTGGTCGAACCTGCACAGTGCCGACATCGCGCGCGACTGGACCGTACCCGATGCGCGGTTCTGGGATATGGCGCGGCGCTGCAAAGTCAAGGGTCTGGAACTGTCGGGACTCTTCTTGAAGCCGCTGGGCAGCAAGGTCGCGAGCTGGGTGCTGGGGCAAGCCCCGAAATGGAACACCAACAGCCCGCGCGCGAAGGAGCTGCTGAACGACTGGTGGACGTCTCATCATGCCCATATTTTGCGCGCCTATGAAGAAGCCGCCGATCTAGGTAACTGTTTCGTGGTCGTCAACAGCGACATGAGCGTGACAGTTCTTCCTCCCAGCGTCGTGACTCCTATCGTCGATGACAATGACTATTCGCGGATTCTGGGCTGGCGCGTGACAGAACGGCACCTGCACCCCACTAATCCCGGCGACGAGATGTTCATTATTGATGAATACACCCTCACCGAACGAACGCAAAAAAAATTGCGTAACGGGGTTGAAGTTTCCACCCAGCGCTATCCCAACCTGATCGGACGACTGCCGATTGTGCATATCCCCAATGCACGCGGCGCGAATGAAATTTTTGGCAGGCCTGAAGGGGAATCCCTGCTGGGGTTGCTGCACTGGTATCAAGAGGTGCTGGTGGCCGCGCTGGAAGGCAACAAACACCAGGGACGCCCCACGCCGAAGATTAAATTTGAAACCATCGAACAATTGAATCGCTTCTTCGACGATAACGGGACAGTCCAGCGGCAGACGATGCCGGATGGCACGGTCGAAGAAACGGTTGTGGTTGACTTTGACTCCGACCGCCTGATGGCGCTGGCCGGGGGCGACTTCAAATATGAGCAGCCGGGAAGCTTCGCGGATGACACAGTGAAGCTGCTGGAGATGCTCTACTACCTCTTCCTGGAGCATACCGAAATCCCTGAATTTGTCATGGGCACGGCGATTGCATCCAGCAAAGCCAGTGCTGAGGCTCAGATGCCCGTTTTTGTGAAGTGGATTGAGAAAAAACGCGGCGAAGTGTCAGGATGGATGATCGAGCTGGCCCAGGTTGTCCTGGCGTACTACTCGCTGTTTGAGCGCGGCGTGAGTACGGATGACGTGCCGGTGCTGGTCTGGGGCGAGCTGACCAACCAGGACGGTCAATTGACACAAGCCGCTGTCGAATGGGCATATGCGGAAGGGCTGCTGGATGATGAGACCGCGCTGAGCCTGATGCCGTTCACCCTGGAAAACGCGAAGGATGTGCTGAAGAAGGCACAGCAGCAGAAGGAAGAACGGCAGGCGAAATTCCAGCAGGAAGGCCCGCCGAATTTCCAGGACTATTTGAACCGTGAGCAGCAGACCGAGGAGCCAGCGGCATGACAAACCCTTGGCGAAATATTAAATCTACCAGCTGACGGCACCAGGTCTTCTCAATGCAATTCCTTAATTATTGGAGGGTGGCATGACGATTACTCCGATGGATGACAAAAACCCAGTGATGGGGCAGGCGCATGGCGTTATTCCAATTACCGTAACGGCCACAGCTTGGCAGGACCCAGTGCGGATCGCCGATTCCCTTGAGCGAATTGCGGTGGCACTGGAAAAAATCGCTGAACAACAACTGTTCCTTGGAAATAACCCCAGGGAGTACGGTTTAGCGGTTGCCCAGGTGATTCAGGAAGCGCTTAACAAGAAGGCATAAATGGCGATTAGTTGGAAGCGACAGCAGCTTAAGCACGAGGCGAAAATGTATGACCGCCTGCGTGGCGACATGGCAGGGTTGATTGTGTCGATCAGCCTGATCGTGCTGCGCGCTGCTGGCCGCGATGGATTGATCCCTAATCGGCGTTCCACGCGCGAAACGCTGTCCCGCGCTATCTGGACGCAGGCCATTAAGCCGTACTTCATCGGGGCAGGGGATGATCCTCTGATCGGCGCGGTGCCCCAGTCGCCCTACATGCGGCTGATCGTCGATGGCATACGCGGGTCGATTCGCATCCAGGCCGAACGGCAGATCGCGATTATCCAAAAGGCTGCGCCAGAGGATGTATTCAAGTGGCTGACCGGGCCGCGACTCCGGGCGACTGTGCGCGAGATCGGCGGTGGTGATCGGCGGCTGGACTATGACCCCTTCCATTTGTTTGTGAATCCCAATGGCTATCGATTGTCGGATAACGGGTGGAACACCGCCATCCGCAGCCGAGCCGCCATTGATAATTTACTGACCTATGAGATTCCACGGCGTACCGCAGCGGTTGATATTGCGACCAAGCTGGAGCCGTACCTCTGGCCGGAAGCGGCACAGGTGCGGACACTAACTCCGTATGGCACGGATGGCAGCTATTGGGCGCGGCGGCTGGCACGGACGGAAATTACTGCCGCTGCTGGTCGCAGCACGGTGAATGCCAGCCTGGGCAATCCTTATGTGGATCTGCTGCGCTGGACGCTATCGGGCAGCCATCCAGAGCCCGATATCTGCGACGAGAACGCGCACGGTGGGCCGACATCCGACGGGCGATATCCTAAAACGGATTTCCCGCAGTACCCCGCGCATCCTCATGAGCTCTGCACGATTGTGCCGGAAGTGACAGCGATGCCTGCCCAGGTGACCGCCGAGCTGCGTCAGGTGATGGCGTCTATTCCATCGGATGGAGAACGGTATCTCCAGCGCGAGCAGCTTCAGGGTGCGTTCAATCTGGACTGGCTGATCGGGGCGCTGATGATGGGCTATTTCGTGCGGGAAGTGGTTGGAGAGGAGCAGGCGGCGTGATCTGGGTGACGGTATTGACGCACAACCGAATTAATCACCTGCGGCGGCTGCTGGAATCGCCTCATTTTGAAGCCGCGATAGCGCGACCTGATGTATCTGTCCTAGTGCTTAATCAGGGCAGCACGGATGACACCGCCGAATTTCTTATCCACTGGTGGAACAACCACCTCCATGACAACGGCACCTATCCAGGGATGGTATGGAACAGCGCTCAAAATGCCGGGATTGTTGCCGGGCACCAGCGGCAGATTGACTGGTTATTGGGTCATGGCCTGCGATGGGGCGATCACATTGTCTTTTTAGACGACGATGTATATCCCACGGCTGACGGATGGCTGGACTATCTGACCATTCCTCTCGAAGCTGGAAAAACGATCATCGGTTGCTACGGCGCAAATGTGACCGCCGATTGGCAGATGGTCCAGGCCACTGAGCGAGGGCTCGTTGACATCGTGAATATGTCGCACACGGCGGTGCGCGCGGCGGTCTTTCTCGAAGGATTCGAGTTTCCATTGGATTTTGGCGTTTGCTGGCATGAGGATAGCGCACTCTGTCTCTGGGCGAAGGATCACGGGTATGAGGTGCAGTATATCGGCGATCCTGAATTAATCGGGCTGCACCACGATCCACATCACAAGTCCACGGATGACCTGTACTGGCGCAACTGGGAAAAACTGAAAGAGCAATACGCACTCAAATTAAGGCTAGGACATGATGCAGGTTAATAAGGTTTGCAACGTCGAAGATTTTCGCGATCCGCAGATGGCCGATCTGGTTCGTGCTGTCTTTCCGCATGAGGTGAGCAAGGCGGCGGATTATCCTATCGGCTTCGAGCATCGCAAGGCATGGGAAGTCGCGCTGGCCTATCATGTCATGCGGACGCACATCACGCGGAAGAATTCGCGCGTGCTGGGAGTCGGGGCAGGGCGCGAAACGACGATTTACCTGATGACCAATTTCGCAGAGGTCCACGCGACTGACCTTTATGCCGATGCCGGGATCTGGCACCAGGCGGCCCCGTCCGACATGTTGCTGGACCCGGCGCGCTGCGCTCCAGCGGGCATTGATTGGCAGCCTGAGAAGTTGATCGTCCAACACATGGACGGGTGCAAGCTGCGGTATCCCGACGGGCATTTTGATGCCGTGTTCAGCAGCTCGTCGATTGAGCACTTTGGCAGCCTGGATGATATCGCACGCGCGGCGCGGGAAATTGGCCGGGTTCTGCGTCCAGGCGGGATTGCGACCATTTCCACCGAGTTCAAGATTACTGGCCCCGATGGGCACGGCTGGGATGGCGTCATGGTCTTCGACGAAAAGACGCTGCACCAGTATGTGATCGAGCCCTCCGGATTAGAGCTCATCGAACCGTTGGATACCACGATCAGCGAGTCGACCCTGGCAAGCGGTTATCCCCTGGTGAACGCGGTAACCGATTACCAGAACGGCAAAGAGCCACCGCGTCCCCATATTGTGATGACCCATCAGGGTTATGTGTTCAGCTCGGTGCATATCGCGCTGCGCAAGGCGAAGGAGGCGTAGATGCCTGCTCAATATTTCACCCTGCCACTACCCAATCATCCGGCACTGATCGAGGTGCAGGAATTTCTGAAAACGAAATTACCGCAGGGCGCGGCCTGGCAGGACCCGGCGACATTTCATATCACGCTGGCGTATGCCGAGGACAATGGCGGCGCGGATCTGAGCCAATTGGCCTGGCCGAAAAGCCTGCCCGTATTCGGGTTGGGTGGTCAGGAACTCGGATTCTTCGATACGCCGGATGGAACAGCAGTGCATGTTCGGTTCTGGGCTAGTCCGCAGCTCGTCGCGCTGCAAGCCGTGCTGTTTTATGAAGCGATGGCCGCAGGTGCCCGGATGAGCGCGTATTCCTGGCCGGGGATGTACAAGGCCCACGCCACGCTGGCATATCTACCAGCAGGGGTGATGACGGATGCCTGGATGCCGCTGCCCAGCGAGATGCACATCCAGATCGAACGATTTGCCCTGAGCGGCGAAGGCTATCAGGAAGTCGCCAGCTTTGAATTGAGCCGGATGGTATCGGGCGGCACGGTGGCCGAACTGGATGGCAGCGGCAAGCGCCATGTGGTCCAGGAGTTGAGCACGTTCGAGCTGGGCAAACCTGTACCCGAGGTTCCATTCGCGGCAGGAATCGACCTGGAAGCCCTGACTTTCAAGGATCGCGAGTTGGGGACGGAGCCGAAGTTTGTCACGCATCCCATCATGATGGCTGATGTGATCTCCGGCAACGGCTTCTATTACAGCGCGGAATTCGTGCAGGATGTGGTGCGACAGGTCAATGACAAGCGCACACCGGGCATCCGAGGGCACATCAAGAATGAAGATCGCCCGAATGTGTATGTCGCCGCCGAATTCGATTTTGTAGGCGCGGTGTACGACCCGGTCACGCAACAGGCTTATGGCAAAGCGTATTACCCGCCCGGTGAGCTCCGTGATCATATCGTCCGGCGGGAAGCCGTTAAGGGCAAAGTCGCTACATCGATCTACGGCGACTCGGAGAGCAAGGTTTGGAACCAGGCGAAAGGGGCCTGGGAGTGGGTGGGGTTTGAATTGGAATCCATCGGTCTCGCTGATCCTCAGCGGGCCGGTATTCGTGAGCTAGCAGCCGTGCCACATGTCACGGCAGAGATGAAGAGAGAGGTACCTATGGATCGGAATGACATCATCAAGGGCTTGACAGTCGATGACGTCGCTCTGCTGCCTGAACCTGTGCGCGCGGCTGTCATGGCGGGCAGTGCAGAGCGTAAAGCGGTGGCAGAAATGCGCCAGACCTTGAGCCTGGCCGATGACGCAAACCTGATCGAGGTTGTCAAGGAGCTGCACCAGCAGGTGTCCACGCTCAATAAAGCCGCCGTTACCGCGCGGATCAAAGAACTCGTCATCGATGAGAAAACGGGCGTCAAGGTTTCTTCGGCGCGCGGCATCGTGATGGAACTGGTGCAGGCGGCGAATCCTGCGACCGTGGCCGACGTCGATAAGGTGTTCGGTGATGTGATGGAACGTCAATCCGTCAAGGAAATGCTTCAGGGCAAAGTCCAGGACGAGATGGGCGATCCGCAGCGCCGACCGCTGAATGGCGGCGACGGTGATGGGAAAGACTCCAACCAGTTCGTCATCATCCCCAAGGATGAAGGCGAAGAGAAGAAGTAGCACCGTCCACTATCTCTAGGCATGAGGTGAACAATGGCAGCAGTAGGAAAGAAAGTTTACAAGGAAAGTGATGGCAAGGCCATCAACGTGACCCTGTCTTATACCGTCGAAGCGTTGCAGGTGGCGGTGGTCGAAAGCTGGGCGGGTATCACGATGGAATCCGGCGATTCGGGAGAGACCATCGCTCTCGAAATTCAGGCGGGCGTGGAACGTCAGCTTGAAGTGCCGAGCACCCTGGCCGTTGCCAAGGGCGACATCATCTACCTCACCGTGGCGACTCTGACGGGTCATACGCCGCAAGACGCGGCGTACACCACCAGCGCGGGTGCTGGCAAAATCGCGTTCGCGAAGGCCACGGCGGCCAAGGACGCGAACAACGTGGTTACCGTCGTCATGCTGGGTCATCTCGCGTCGTAAGTATTCAGCGCTTAGGAGGCTGATCATCATGGTTCGTATCATCACGAAAGAGCTGCTGCAAAAGCAGCGTGCATACGCCAAATTTGCGCCCGGCGTGGATTTGTCGTCTAAAGGCGGTCTGATCCGCTTGGTTGATCAGGGGTCAGAACGGAATCCGCTGACTGCGGCTGAATTCATCGGATCTTCCAGCTTCGCGGCGGCGTTCACCGAACGCCAGCGCTATGAAGTGGACGCGGGCCGCGACGAGGAACCTATCCTCTACGCTCCACTGTATACCATCGTCGAAGACGCCAACCTGCCCGAAGTTATCAACGTCAATACGTTGGGCCCAGCGGGCGTGATCTTCGACGAGGTCAAAGAAGGCGGCGAGGCTCATTTTGTCACCGTGGGCGAGGGGAACTATTCGATCACCATCAAGCAGTATGCCGCCGGGATCGAGTATTCCAAGAAGCTGTTTATGTTCAATCAGACCTGGCAGTTCCCGGCGATTGAACGCCAGTTCGGAACGGCGCACAACGCCCTGATGAATCACATCCATCTCTATCCCATCATCAGCGCGGCTTACGCTGCGGCGAACCAGACTGCCGCCAACGGCACTACCGGCGTCCCGAAGGAAGAAGTGTATCTGCTGACCATTGAGGACGCGATCACCAACTCCATCAATGACACCACCCATCCCCGGCGCGGTCCTTATGACCTGTTGTGCAGCACGGCCAACGTCTTCATGATCGAGCGCGCGTTGAAGCGCCGCATCCAGGATGGCATCGACATCCAGAGCAGCGCGATCAACAAGATCCGCAACATCATTGCCTACGACGGCTGGAGCGGCACACGCGGTAAGAAAACCGTGACCTACACTGGCGTGACTGCTGGCAAGAGTTACCTCGTCAGCGGGCAGTACCGCGCGACGGATTATCAGTCCTATGTCAAGCAGGGGCTTCAGTCCCAGCGCGGCGATGGTGACCTGAGCCGCTTCATTGTGGAGCAGGTGATCTACGACTCGTGGTTTGGGATGTATGCCAACCCGCTCGCATCGGTCGAAGAGATCACATGGCCTACTTAGGCTGATCTGATTGAGATGAAGGCCCCGCTTGTACCGGGGCTTTGAGGAACCCATGAGCGACGTGATCAATGTCTCATCTCCCAACTGGAACACCCGCGACAGCTACGGTCATCTTGCGGCGCGGCTCGTCTGGCATTTGAGCCAGCGAGGACTGCACGTGAATGGATTTGGTGCTGGAAATGTGGTTCATGGTAGCCAGTCCAAAGCGGTGCAGGCGCTGCTGGAGAAGCCGATCAAGCCCACGACGGGGGGCATCCTTTTAGGATATCCCACGGCCTTTGGCAATTACGGGCCGCTGACGAGCACCGGGCCGCGCGTCGCGGTGACGATGTTCGAGAGCACTCAACTGCCAGAGGGATGGACGGAAGCGCTCAATGAGTGCAACGCGGTGATTGTCCCTTCCGTCTGGCTGGTGCAGGTGTTCCGTGATTGCGGAGTCACAGTCCCGATCCACGTCGTGCCGCTGGGAATCAGCGAGACGTACCAGTATGTCCAGCGACCGCACGGGCGGAAGCCGTTCACCTTTTTGACGATTGGTGATCGCCTCCGCCGCAAGGGGTGGGATCTGGCGGTGATCGCGTTTCATAAAGCGTTCGGGGAAAACCCGGACTTCAAATTAATCATTAAGACCAGGGCGGACGGGCTGCCCATCACGATTGCGCATCCCTGCATCGAGATTCTTCGGCAGGACATGACCGAGATCGAGATGCAGCGGCTCTATGCCAGCGCCGATGCGTATGTGTTTCCTACGCGCGGCGAAGGCTTCGGACTGCCACCGCGTGAAGCCGCCGCGACGGGGTTACCCGTTATCGCCACCCGGTGGGGCGGCACGGCGGATGACCTCACAGCGTGGGGGTATCCCCTGCGATACACGCTGGTTCCTGCCTGGCAGGATAACGAAAAACTGCGCGGCGTGGGTGATTGGGCGCTGCCCGATATCGATCACCTGGCTGAGCAGATGAAATACGTGAGCAGCGGGAATCCGATGATCGCCCATATGGGGCAGGAGAGCGCGCGGCGAGTGCGGCGACTCTATGACTGGCAGCGGTGGTCCGATGGCATGCTAAAAGTCTGGACCGAACAGCAGAATGCAATAAAAGTTGCAAAGGAAGTTGTGTATGGCAACTGATACGCAGCGGGATGATCTGCGGGCGGATCTGGGTCTGCCGGCAGACGAGACGGTGTTCACGGATGTCGAGCTGGACCGCCTGTATGTCCGGGCCGAGGCACGTTACACCAACACGAACAGCATCGAGGTTTATGCTCGCGTGCTAGCCTGCAAGCAGCTTCGGGCCAAGGCGGCAAACCTGACCGACTACACCCAGAACGAAACGCAGGAAAAGTTGAGTCAGATTTTCGCGAATCTGGGCAAGATGCAGGCCGATTTCGAGAGTGAACTGGTGATCTCGGAACGGGCCGGTATATCGAGCGTGCGAATAGGCGCGCTGAAGAAAAAGCCCACACGCTTAAAGGATTTCCCCGATGCCTGATTTTGACAAGTATCTTGTCCTGCGAGGGCGGCGCTCTATCCCGGCTGTGGCGCGGGCGATTATGGCCTGGCAGCGCATCCAGGACCGGGCGACCACGATCACGGTATATCGCGATGGTGCAGCGCTGGCCGGGACGCAGACGGTACGAATCGAATACAGCACCATTGCTAACGAACGCCAAAGAGCTGGTGAAG